CTTTTTTCCAAGGACGATAACGCAACTGTAAATATGCCTTAACAAAGTTTAGGAAACTTACTGTTGGCATAACAGGAGAATCTATGTTATATGAATTAATACGTGCAGATTCATAATTTCCAACACGATAAAAATCGCTACAAACTTTCTGATACGCAAGCAAACGGAAAGGCGAAACCTTTAAGGTATCTATATTCACACTTGTAATGTCGTTGAAGTGAGAAAGGTCACCATAACCAAGCAGATCCAGGAGACGCAATGCACCCTTTTTGAGATCATAACCAAGAACATCAGTTTCACCGAATGCAGTACGACCAGTCAAATTATTGAAAATAAGACCTAAATCAAAAGTAGGAAAAGCTTCCTTTTCAGGACTTGTAGTCTTGCTAGTAACTGGATATTTAGTACCGACAAACCACTGAGGGAATGAAGTCCACAAAAGACGGTAAGGTACAAAATAAAACTCAATATTCTGTGTGCACTGAATAAACGCAGCGGAGTTCATTGGCATAGAACGGCAGAACATGCGAGGGTTAATGCGATAGTGTTCGTTAGGATTACACTCTCGAACATAACAAGGTAACAACATACCAAGTGATGATGTAAACTTATTAGTGTAGCCTACATCAAAAGCATTTCTACTAAGGTGAGCAGTAGAATGCGGTTTTTGAAGAACTGATTTAACCATATACTTTTAATTAAATTAATATATAATACCCTTTGAACGGGCATAAGTTTCTTTAAATTTCTTACTCTTAGACTTGTCGCGAACCTTTTGTAAGGTAGAAACAAGATGATTGTTTCGAACGATATTATCGGACTTAATGAACTCTATGACCTCTTGCTTAATGCAATTCCCTGAATAAAGGTCAGTCAATGACAAACCAAAACTAGAAAGCTTATTTTGCAAAGCAATCTTTTGAGTGTTGAACATAAGCAAGGCAGGCAAACTATGTACAAATTCAGGATAATACGACAACAGATATGTAAGCGTGGAACTAACACCTAAGAAGAGTGAAGACTGTGAAATAATCTCCTGCTCTAGGTAGAAATTACGTAGCTGATACAGTTTCATATTGTCATATATGCGCCTAAACTTACGAATAACCTGAAGTGGTGTCAGGCGCACAGTATCATGACAAAGTACAGAGCCATCACGTGAACGGACTGGAACGGTCACATCATGAGAAGACCAATATTTGACGCATTTATAGAACCTCAGATTCTGATAACGAAAGTAATCATTATCAGGACAATCTAGATACGTGAGATTGTAATCGTAAGACTTCACGTCTAAAGTCCTATAGTTCAGAACACCATGACGTATAACTGGACGGCGAACATAACTCATTCGGTCATACTTCTCAAATAGGCGTAGTTGAGCATAATCGTCCTGAATGTCATATGATTCACACCGAGCGAAGAATCTAGCCAAAGTTTGGTAGGAAAGGAGAGCAGGGGTAAAGTCTTTTGCTTCATCATCCCATCGAGCAAATTCCACAGTTCCGTTATAGAAAGTGTCTGCAAGTTCTTCGTGGTTGACTTTATAAGAGCCAATAATCGGATTTTTAGACCCCAAGGGCTTAGGACGAAAGGGTTTTTGTCGTAGAACATCAGGCAAATCAAGAGAGCCAGCAACGTATTGCGCAACATAGTTTGGAGCAGAATTGGTGACGAACTGGGCATCACACCTCTCAGGATTACACATCTGCCAACTCTTATATATAAGACCGTGCCAATAGGAACGGTCGTTTCCTCTACGACTTCCTCGATAGGGGTCGAGGAGACTATTTGCCACTTCTTGGGAATCTGTCCACACGATTCCGTGATAATGCGGACGAAGTGTGGTTGGACCATATTCGGGGTTGACAAAAATTCGAATTGAAATCTCCTTTTGTCGTAAGTTATATAACTCTTTTTGTTTCTCTTTGTCATAATGATTGAACTGTCTAGTAATATTAATACGCAAACGCTTTTGAAAACGCTGAATGTCAGGCAAATGTACTACGGCATAGGCATCTATATCCACTGGGCCATCAGCCGTTTCAATAACCTTATTTTGAGGAATATCCATTTCATCGTAATGAACAATAGGAACAGATAGACCATCTACCGACTTCACTGTTCGGTTGACGAGATACCAATATTTACCACTAGGAGAAGGTGCTATGTATGGAATACTCTCATTATCATAAGTAAGAGTAAAGAAGATAGCATATTTATGCTGCTTACACTCATTAAAACAACGGGTGGCTAATTCTGTTGCTCTAAGGCTGAGACAATAGGCACACTTTCCACAATTATGATACTCAAATTCGTGAGTAACTTTATTGTAGACACGGAGAGGATGAAAACACCTCATAGCAGGACGCACGTCCTTACGAAATTGTTCAACCTTGTAAGCAATAGAATCCATATTTTACTTTGTTTTTAACGCACCTGAGTGATAAATATAAGTTGTATCTGTAGTTACGATGGTAGTCTTACCTGAGCCGTCAATAGAATGACTGGCAGAACAACTAGTCAAGGCTGAAATACCAAGACATGAACCAAACAAACCAAGGGCATAAATAACTACTTTAATAACGATTTTAATGATTTCTTTTTTATCCATAATTGAAAAAGCGGTTAACCTATACACCGCAAGGTTGAGAAAGACTACAAAACCTAAAACAAACTAACTAATAAAATAGAAAATATTTAAGAACAACGCAAACGCTCATAAAGAGACAAAGATGTACTCAAATCCTTACTGTAAAGGTCGTACAAAGCTTTATCTTTATCAGGAGATAAACCTGATATAACAGACTGTAGAAAGTCTATGCGGTTAAGTAAAGCATTAACAAGCTGAACATATTCAGCACTATTAAAAGTAAATTCAAACATAACAATAAATTTTAAAGTTAGAAACGGCTGAAATTGTCATCAGCTTGATTTCGGTGGCAAAGATAGTAAATGTTTTAATACAGTAAATATCTATAATGAAATATTAAACATCATTTAACAGAATAAGCACGAAATTGTAAAGTATAGATTACAAAATAAGGGTATTAATATCGTTTGTGTCATTTTTCCTCTAAAGGACAAGTGACGACGGCAGTCGCAGAAGCGACATGCCCTGTCGGGAAAAATGTCTATGAAATTGAACCAGGAGATTAGGGGCTTCGCCCCCATACCCCTAGTTCCGTCCACGGCACGGACCCGAGCCGAGTGGTTTTTTAGTTTAGTAAGTAAGGGCTTCGCAGAGACATTGAAGTCTCTTTGAGGGGGGGGTTACACCCCCCGCTAAAGCGCCCCCTAAATTTGTCTACTTGCTTGAAAACTTACTCAAATGAAATAATCGGGTTGTCGTTTCCTATTACGGAAACTCGCACTTTATAAAGGAACAAACACGAAACAAATACAAATGAGACAAATAGAAATGAATTTGAGACTATTAGAAATGAATTAGAGACAAATAAAAAAGGCGCACACACGAATAATACGCGCGTGCACCAAATACATGGCTGAGAATAAAACTATCGTCTAAAACCTTTGATAGATTTTGGTTTATTGGATTTGAGATCTGATGGAGAAACTAAGATATTAGGCGTCCATGATCCAATTCCTAACCATCTTCTAGCAGGATTAAGACCGTAGTCCATATCATGCAACTGATAATTTAATAAACCTGACTGTGATGTCTGCAACTGGACACCAAGTTTCAGGGACTGTTTGGTCAAGGAAAACAGATTTTTATCCTTTTGACGTGACCACTGATTACTCAAGGAGTTTTGGTAGTCCAAACCAGCTTGTTGTTTCAGGGCATTCCGTTGAGCAGGGGCAAGATACTGATTAATATAACTGTTGCGTTCATTAGAACGAGCATTGACTAAAGCCGCTGCAGCCTGATCGTATAAGGAATCAATCTGTGCCTTTGAATAGCGATCATACCATTTATTGACTTTAAGCTGATAAGCAATATTAGCAGAAGTTGCAGCAATATCATACTTCATTTTTTCAAACTCAAGGGGCTGACCAACTTTGGCAAAGGCTGACTTCGTTGCAACGTCCCAAGCAGATCCAACAGCAAGTAAATTGTCTGTATATGTTTTGGTATACATTTGTTGCTCTTGCTGCTTAATGATATTGATTTGCATTTCCTTAGAGCCATTTTTGATATAATTATCATATTTAAGACCTTTAATGTCCTCACTCATCTTAGAGATCTCAAGCAACTGTCTAGTCATTTCGAAATTATTGCGTATCTCCTGATTGCGACTTTGCTCACGGGTGAGGGAAGTCTGTGCATCTTGTAGGAAAGCAGTCGGGAGTGAAGAAGACAAAGACTGCATACCTGATGTATCAGCTGGAGAACCTTGTTCAGGCGTTTGTATAGCACCCTGGGCAATGTTAGAAAGTGCAAAGGCAGGATTAAGACCAGCCGCACGCAATTGCCGTACTTGAGCCATAGGAGTTTTATAACGCTCATACATTTGTTGGTTAAAACGGTTTTGGTCGTTAACTGCATCACGTGAAGCAAGAGCAGAAAGACCAGCACCTAAAAGAGAAGCAAAAACAGCACTCATAATTATAGAATTTAAATTGATAAAAGTCCACACCCAGGGGAGGGTGCGGACGTATAACTATTCACCTGACGTTTCACCTGAATCGCCTGATGTATCTACTGAATCACCTGAATCGCCTGATGTATCTACTGAATCACCTGATGATTGAGAATCAACCCAGGACTTAATAGAATCACGGAACGCAGACAATTCCGAGGCAGTCTGCAATGACCTCAATTTGACAAACATGAGTTTTGTCTCATCATCAACATCAGGAGAATCAGGGACTGATTGCTTAGGAAGCAATGAGAGAAGCATTTGACGTTCAGAATCAGAAATGTTCGGATCATTAACTCGAACAAGTGGATCTTCTCTTAGACCTGTCTCTATATTGACAGGACAAAGTGAATCCATCAGATCTTGATCAAGAGGACAGAGAATGTCCTCATCGTTAGTACTCTGAAAACCGTCTAAAGGCTCAGCAGAAAAACAATTTAAAAAATACTTATTCATAAGCTATCAAATTAAAGGATCACCAGTGATTGACATTGGTAAAATTGCCTGAACATTATTATTCACTTCGCAAATAAATTGATCCTGAGATTGATCTCCTTGATATTGATTAACAAAAACAGAATCGTAAACAGAAGGGTCAATGTAAAAGAAATCCAAACTCAAACCTTTATCTCGCCAATTATCAAACTTGTTTGAATCCGATGAATTGAAACGTGGAGCAGTCCACAAAGACAAGGTAGGAGCACGGTCAAACGAACGATTTAACCAGCCATTTAACTGACCGTGAACCTCATCGACACAAGTCTTATACTCAATGTAACGAGGAAACCAACCAAGAACAGTATTAATCAACTGCAAACGGGTAGCTTGACCACCTACAGTAACTTTCTTCCAAGGATTGAAGCAAAGTGAAGATAACGGCTGATGACCTAAATTATCAAATTCCGGCTGGAAATAGTCCTCTCGGTTAATCTTCATATTAAAAGGATTGATACCATAAGAACTATAATCAACATCAGGTACAAACGAAGAAATACCAATGATTATACCATGTTCTTTAACATCGTATTCAAAAACATCACCGGAAGACTGGGCAATACCATTTCCATAGATACGTCCGGCTGGAGTTCCATTATCACCGGCAGAATCCAAGGTATCGGCTGTGGTAGTGATAGGGTTAACCTGAACCGGAGCAGATGCTGAGCCGATAAATTCTGATTTATACTGTGGTGCATAAGGGTCAAATCCATATCTAGCTTTAATCTGTGACTTGTAATCACCATCACCAGCAGCAGCACTCAAACGATAAAGTTTATCAAGAGCAAACGCAGAGCGGAGATTTGCAACAGAAAAACCAATATTAGCACCACTACTAGTGGTTAGAGATAATCCACCTAAATTACCAGTGTAAGAACCGTTATCTGAATATGGCTTTAAGTTATTTGACCAATCTACAGAAGGGAAACTAGGAGCATTAATTGTTTGGCTCATATAATCGTTACCCTGAAACGAAGTGGAAGATATAGTATATCTATCTTTTTTCCAAGGACGATAACGCAACTGTAAATATGCCTTAACAAAGTTTAGGAAACTTACTGTTGGCATAACAGGAGAATCTATGTTATATGAA